GTCCATCGGTAAAACGTGAGCGTGCTTGTTGTTCATTATCGGCAAGAAGTCTGATTTTGATTTGAGGTGCGCGAATAAGCGCGAAAATGAATTGATACATTTTGCGTAACTCCGTATGTAAATACTTGAGAATTACCGCATAAAGTTTCCAGGCTTTGGCGGTAACGTGTAACGGTCTGGAAAACTGCCACATACGGTTAGCAGCAAAGGGCGAACCTTTACCGCTACACGCTACCATTGAAGAATAAATTGTTGATAAATGTTGAAACAAAATCCGCAATTTATTTTGAGGTGTGCGAATGTTACGCATAAAAAAACACGCTTTAGGCGTGCTCTGCGCCGTATGTAAATAGGTCGAGTTTCCAGGCTCGGCAATCGTTTTTTGCGACTGCAGGGAAATAATGCCAAATTTCACCGCACCTTGTAAAGGGTTTGAATTGTAAAAATTTTCATTATTGATATAATATTTATGAATTAAGTTCATTTTAATTTCCTGTTTGAATTTAATTGCTTGTTCCAAATACGTTTCCATTTACGCCATAGTTTCTTTTTCCTCACTATGGCGTTTTTTCTATTAAGCACGTGCAGCCTTCTGTTCTTCAATCCATTGATTCACTTCTTCTAAATCCCAACGGACAAAGTTTTGTGAAAAGCGGATTGGTTGAGGGAATTTCTTAGCTTTTACAAGCTCGTTGAGTTTGGTGCGACCAAAGCCAACAATATGGCAAGCGGTTTCGCCAGAGATTAGTTTTTGGTTTGGATTTAAATTTAGATTCATAAGAAAATACCTATCGTTTGTTTAACACTGTGGAATAGCGTCCTATTCCGTTGAGTTGTTCGAACGATAGGTATTAGAAAGGATTTTTTAGGGTAGCAAAATCTATATAGATCCAAAACGAATCTATATAGATCTCTTGAAGGGGTTATTTGATTTTATTTGCTTTGCTGAATTTATCTCGTAAATTAGCTTCACTTAATCCAGTATAACCTTGATATTGTTCACTAATATAAACTATTAATTCTTCTTGATTGCCAAAGCTATTTTCAGACAAACAAAGTTCTTTTAAGGCTTGTATAAGATTTAAGTAAGAAGTTTCAGATTTTCCAGAAATTTCTCTACTGCTTTCCTCTATCCTTTTTTGGAATTCTTCAATTTGTTTATTTTTATCACTAATTTGATTTTTAAGTTTCTGAATTTCTTCTTGCTGTTCATAGCTTTCATCAATTACGGAAAATAATTTTAAAAATTCAATCATATCCTCGTGAATAATGTAAACATCTTCTAAATACAGTTCTGTTCTGTTTTCGCATATAGGTAAATGAAGATAAAGCCCAGAAAAGGTGTTTACATAAATATCAGGGAATTCCTCTATATAACCATGCTCTATTAGCTCTAGGGTATTGTATGGTTCGAATACTTCCTTAGAGAGAGGAAAATAACCATTAAAAACAAGATTTCTAAAACGGTCTAATTCTCCGGTATAAAGCTTTATTTCATCATTTTTAGAAAAGTAGTCTGGGAGGTAGTAGGCATCATTTAATATAACATCAATACTAAAATAAATATTATTTAGTTTTATTTTGTAAATCTCAAAGTTTTCGTTGTGTTCTATTTCTGACTTTGTTTCCACTTGGCTAAATTGTAAAAATATTTCTTCATTTCTAATATTTAGCGTTTTATTATGTGGAATTTCTCGCTTATTTACTCTATCTATTTTATTTATTCTGCCATCAAGATGAATTGAAGCTTGCAAATCACCTGATTGAATATATTCTAATAAATCGTATTCTGAAATATTGATATTGTAATTTAACGATATGTATTTGACTGCATCGATAATTGAATATGCCTTTTTAGGTAAGAATTTTTGACTAACCATAAACGCCCCTTTCGCATTTGTCCTTATTGGTAGGAGCGCATCAACAAAGTAAGGTGCTTTGCTTTCGGTGATCAGCCTAGATGCGCTTTATTTGATTAATTATTCCTTTAAATTGATAGTGATATTGCCTAATCGAGTTTCTTTTCCGTCATTTCCAATATGCGTTATTGTTCCGCTAATAAACGGTTTATTTTCCTCTTGTTTTTTCCTAAATTCATCTTCCATTTGCTCAAGGGTTTTCTCCATTATCATTTTTTCTTCTGCCTTTTTGGTCGCTTTTTTTTCAATCCACCAAAACCATACAATAAAAGCGATAAATATAGGGACTGAATAAACCCCTAACGCTGCAATCATAAGAAAACACAAGAAAACTCAAAATATTATTAGTAACCCATCAAACATAAGCCGTTATCCGTTAAGCTTTTCATAAAAATATCTTATCAAAGTTTAGATGCGTTAAGCTACGGCTATTTTTTGTTCATCAGAAAAGTTTTATAATAGTCTCGCTTTGAATTTAGAAATATTTTCAAAGTCTTCTAAACGTGAGCGGCTTACTTTTTCGGAAGTTTGTCGCAAACTTTAAGGAGCTGCGATCTACAAGTACCTAATCGCGTCCTGCATGTAAGTTTTTAGACAAAATAGCCCAACATTGTGAAATGTCGGGCTTTTCTATTATTTGAACGCTTTTTTTAATTCTTCTTCTGCAACTTCTTTTGCAATTCTTAGAGCCTGTGCCTCACCAGATTTAAAGCCTTTTTCCATATAATAGCGACCTTTCATTTTTACTGTGCCATATTCAACCATCCACCAATAAAACGGATCTGATTTATCTTTTGTATTTTCCCCAATTTTTGCCATTCTAAGGCCTTTAGATCGCATAACCCGAATTGTCGTGATACCGCTTAGGCCATCTTTGGCTACCCTTGTTTTATGTCGAACGTTGTTTTTAATTGTTCCTTTTTGTCGGAAATTAGTGCTACTCTTCAATGTTGGAACATTCGGCTTGATTGTTTTTTCAATCGACTTGGCCGCGCTATTTAGTCCTTTTCTAATTGCTTTTGCAGCGACTTTGTTTATATCCTTATTTAGTTTTTTTAAGTTTTGCTCAAGTTCTTTTAAGCCTTTTATTTGAACTGCCATAGTTTCCCTCTGTAGTTATAAATCAATACCATTAAATTGTTCTAATGCGTGTTTGTGTTCATCTGAAAGCTCGAAAATCAAATCACCATATTCAAGTTGATAAGTGCCGAAAGACATCAGAAAGGCTACGGCTGGGTCGATTTTGTTTGCAGCTTTCTTCTTGTTTGGTTTAATGTTGGCGTTGGCATCAGTTTCCATTACCACATTGGATAACGCCCAGGTAAGCACTGGATCGCCATGATGTTCTATCATCTGTCGGTTTATTAATACTTCTGCACTTTTCGCCACTGGGCTAAATCGTTGATAGGTTTGCGGGAAGGGCTCAACCTCAAGCCCTGCCGCTTGTAATTGTGTGCGTAAATGGGTTGCATTCCATACGTCAAAGCCAATCATCTTAATATTGAAACGTTGCGCATCTTTCAAAATATCATCTCTGATTTTGTCGTAGTCGATACAATCGCCCTCGGTTGCAATCAGCCAACCACTACGCACCCAGTTTCGATACATCGCACGGTTTTTATTTGCCACGTTATTAAGTTGAAATTCGGGTATATAATGCCGAGTAACTAACCGCACTTTCTTCCCTTGTGGAAAGGTATAGCAAAGACTGGTTAAGTCATTGGTGCTGGATAAATCCAGCCCTAAATAGCAATCTTGGTGAAGTAAATCGCTTTCGGTGTACTGCCGTTCGCATTGCGCCCAGTTCCCTTCGCCTAGCCATGGGGTTGTGCCTTGGCACCATACATTAAAACGCTTGGTGAGCATTTCCACCCATTCGGAAGGAATGCCACGGGCTTTCTTGATCGTGTTTTCAAAATCAAGGTAAGGAATGGATTTACCAATATTGGGATTGGCTTTTATCCAGTTCTCTTGTTTGTCGATTTCGTTTTCTTCGTCTAGTTCAAAAATCAATACGAACAAGCTATCGTTCTGCTCATTCCCTTCAAGGATTTGAGCGCAATAATCATAATGCTGTTTACAAGCCGAAATCACGTTACTGCCAGCCGTTGTAATAGCAAAGAGCAAACCTTCTGGGCGTGCGCCTTGTCCTAGCTCTAATGCGCTATAGACGCTGTTGTCCGTGTGTAGGTGATATTCATCAACAATCGCTAAACTAGGGTTTGTGCCTTCAATGGTTGAAGATTTGGCGGCAAGCGGTCGCATGATACTGTTGTTCTTAGGGTTGATAAGTTTGTGCTGTTGAATATTGAGCCGTTTTTTCAGTAAAGGCGAAAGTAAGCACATTTGACGTGCATCATCAAAAACGATTCGGGCCTGGTCTCGGCTTACGGCTGCCGTGTATATATCTTGTTGGCCGCCTTCCATCACCAAAAACCAATTGGCTAAAACGGCTGCTACCGTTGATTTGGCGTTTTTTCTTGCCACTTGAACGTAAGCAGAGCGATATTTTCTTAATCCTGTATCTTTTCGTTTAAAGCCGAGAATGTTAGCAAAGAGAAAAACTTGCCAATCTGAAAGAATAATCGGCTCGCCGCGCAAGTGCCCTTTAACGTGTTGGCATAGTTTCGAGAAAGCGATAAATTTTTCTACCGCACTTTGATCAAAGAAATAATCGGGGTTGTTTAAATCGTTAAAATAACGCGCTACGGCTTGTTTTATCTTCTTACAAGCCACTATTTCACCTGATTGAATTTTCTCTGCGTATTCGTGCCAGATTGCCATATTTAGCCTACATGGTGAGGATTTCATCAATCATATCGGTTGAATCAACTTCAACAGGATTTTTTCTACGGCTAACAGGATCAAAGCCTAACAGTGAGGACATTTTCACCATCACTTTTTCTGCATCAGCTTTCGCGGATAATGCGGGGTTTCTTGACTGTGTGCCTTGGCTATTGACGATTGAAAAGCCGTTTTTGTGAATATCTTCAACGGCTGCACGGAAAAGGGAATAGTTCACGCAATATAACTCAAGGTGAATTAAATCGGCATCTTGAATATCGCCACGTTCAAGAAGTTGAGGGATGCGCTCTTTCCATACTGATTTAGCAATTGGATCTAAAAAACTTGGCGGGGTGTGTAAATTCTTCTTTTTGGCTGTCATTGTGTTTCCTTATTTTCAAAAAAATTACCTTGCATAAAAATTAAAGGGGGCGGGCGGTTCTTTAGGCTTGCCAATTTCTTTCAAAAACTCCCCCCACCTGTTCAAATTGTCTTTTGTTCAAAATTTATACCAATCCAAATTTGGATTGGTTAGCTTAGTTGTGGTGATATGACCATAACTCAACTGTGGATATATCACCATCATTCAGGTGTTGCGATATCGAAACGACTCAACTGTTACCATATGACCACACTTTAATTGTTTCGATATCAAAACGGTTTACTTCTTCGCACCAAATCCGCGTTGGTCTATCACTCGCGTCTTGTAGCTATGGCAATCACGGCATAAAGATTGATGGTTAGATTCAACCCAAAATAGCGGGTCTGCTTGTCCGTTCTCAACTGGCTTGATATGGTCTATCACTGTAGCAGGCGTGTAGATACCTTTCTCTAAGCACATCACACAAAGAGGGTGATGCTTTAAGTATTGCTCGCGGTATTTACTCCACTTATGGTCGTAACCGCGTGCGCTACTGTTTGGGCGGTTATCCTTTGGCTTATGCTCTTCACATCTGCCCGACTTCACTTTATTTCTGCATCCAGGATAACTACAACGTCTTAATGGTTGATAAGGCATAGCTATACCCTTAGTAAGCGCAAGGCTCTCTATAGACTTCCCATAATGCGGAAATCGTCATGGGTGCTTGTTTAAGATTGGCTAAGTCTGTTATAGCCTCACGGTTTGTGTAGAGGTAGGCGATATACATTAAGCAGCCGACTTTAATTGATGGCGTAAACGGAACGGTATTTTCTGTTTCTTCATCACCAAAGGTTTTGCCAATATGCTTTTGGCATACTTCCAATGTAGCGACCTTATAGGTTTCGAGTAACGCATCATCTAAATCATGATCGAGATTTAAATGCGCTTTGATGTCATCTAGGGTTAAATTAATATTCGCCATAAGCCTCGCCCTCTTTACACATTAACTGCAATTCTCGGTGTGATTCCATACTGTCAATCACTGAATAAATATCAAATAGTCGTTTACCGTATTTAATCCGCATTTTGTTTGTAATGCCCTCAATGTAGCGAATGCGAATGCGGATGATGCTTTCACCCATTTGAAACGGGCCACTAAAATACTCTCGCCCTTGCAATGGCTCTACACTGGCGCGAACGGTCGCAATATGTTTCCAAAATGCTTTGTGTTCACCGTGTAGATTGGTTTCTCGCTCTCGGGGATAGTTTCTCGCCTCAATAGTGATGACCTTGTTATATTTCCCAGCCTTAAGCATCACTGCCATTGCTTGCCCCCGGTTCTTGTTCATCGCCGCGTTTTACTTCTACGGTTTGTTTCCATGCTTGGCTAAATTCTTCTCCACCATCATAAGGCGGTAAACCTTCACGGCGGCGAACTTCATTTGGAGACATTACCCCCGCTTTGATTGCTACATCATAGCTACTGAAACGTTCGCTTTGACTGGTGCGAAGTAGGTCGCTTGTATCAAATTCGATTAAGTAACGTTTATTGGTGTTGCTACCTAAATCAATCATCAAGGCGTCTTTGAGTTGTTGCTCAAAGTTAGTAAGCCAAGGGCGCAAGGTTTGAGAAAGAAATGCTCGGCTCGCCTCACTGAAATTCGAATAGCTACTATTCGAGTAGTCTTGTAAGAAAATCGGGCTAATATTGTAGATTCGGGCTATATCGGAAATGGTAAAAGTGCGACTGGCTAACCATTCTGCATCTTGGTTTGTCATGCCTAATTGTTTATATTCCATTGAGCCTTCAAGAATAGGCGTTTTACCCGCATTCTTTGCCCCCTTGTAACGCTCAAGAGCTTTGACGGCTTTCTGCGCTTTTGCATCATCTAACCATTCGGCCGTTGAAATAAGCCCGCTTGCCATCAATCCGTTTTTCATAATGGCTGCGCCATGGCGTTGTTGGGCTAAACCTAATCCGACTGTTTCACGGCAAACTGTTATCGGAGAACGCCCCATAAATCCATCAATAGAACTATGGCGTAAATGTAAAATCTCATCTTGAAGATAGTTTTTTGTTACCCCGTTTAAGTCTGTGATTTGATAAATATATTCACCTGTTACTTTACGGAAGATATTTACCGCACTTGGTTGATAGGGAGTAAGGCTTATTGGTTCGCCTTTGTTATTCCACTCAATCACGGCATAAGCGTTACCATTTAACAAACAATGGCGCATCATCGTATTTTTGAATTGATACGGTGTTTGGCTGCGGTTTGGCATTTCATTGAGAAGATATTCAACAGGATGACGATAGATTCTTTCTCGGCCATCTTCTTTTAGTGCGTATAGATAACAAGGCATTGATGCCACTGCCTCCGAAATGACGGTAACGGCATTCATCACGGCAGGTAACGATTCTGCAGTTTGTGGACTGACAAATTCGCCCGCGCCTGTATTGTTTACGCCCATGTAAGATAAAAGCTCTTCGATTGTGGTTGGCTCGCTACGTTGCTCTTTTCGTCTAAAAGGATTCCACATATTAAGCCTCCATCACATCAAGCCACTGTTTCAAAAGTGCAGTAGAATGTTCTTGTGTTTTTTCTTTGGCTGCGACCATCGAACGTTTAGCAATTTCTACGCTACTTTCAGGATAGGCGGGAATGCTTGTTACGGTAACTTCAAAGAGTTCGGCTTTTTGTACGGTTCGTTGGCAAGGCTCTACATCAAAATTCCATGTTTCTTCTTTAGCCCAAAAGCCGAAAGACATTCCGCTAATATCGCCGCGTTCAACACTTACCAACAAATCACGCCCTAAGGTGGTATCAGGTGGTGTTAATTCAAAACGTAAGCCGATTGAATCTTCTTCTAGTTTTAATGTTCCCGCACTAGTGCGACCGAGTAACTTGGTGTGGTCGTGTTCAAAGAGTGCGCGAACATCTTCGCCACTGGCTAAACTTTCACTGAATGCTTTAGGCGCAAAGGATTCTACAAAATCACAATAAAGCACTTGTGAAGGACTGTTCCATTTGACCGCATAACCAACGAGCTTTTGATTCTCTTCATCGGTCGCAATGGTTGCAGAGCGGATTTCAAATTCTTTCTTCATTTTTCACCTATTAAGCAAAAAAGGGGCTTTCGCCCCTCTATGATTTATGCCGTTGTCTCAATCACTTTAATTGCGTTGGAATCTACCACGCCACCACCTAAATATTTATCGGTGTGGACTTTATAAAATCCTGGCTCGGTTAAGTTGTCTGGTCGAGTTCGTACGCCTGTTTCATGATCGACAATGAAATAACCACGTTTGAAATCACCAAAAGCAATAACGGCTTGATTTGCACCACCTGTCGGCATTGTCTCTAAGAAGTAAACTGGACGGCCTAATAATGTAGCGGGTGCATCGGTTGTTAAACCATCGCGCCAAATGTAATCACCATTTTTGTTTTTGAGTTTTTGTAATGCTGCTGCAATGGTTGATGACATCACCCATACGGCATTTTTGCGGTATTTACTGTGAAGGGTATAGAACGCATCGATTAAAGTGTCTGCCTCAATGTTTGCCGCACCCGCTACTTCGATTTTTTGAAGTTTGCCGAATGGGCGCACTTTGTCGTTTTCAGTTGTGCGTTCGTAGGTCAATAAACCTTTTGATTTTTTGTTACCATCACCAGAGGTTAAATCTACTTCTTCTGTTTCAGTGAAGGTCTCAGTGATTTCATCAGTGAGCCAACCTAAAACATCAATGCTTGAGAAGTCCAAAATCTCTTGAGTAGTTTTTGGATAAGCATAGATTGAATTTAAAGCAATGGTTACTTCATGCAGTTTCGGGGTTGCTGTGCCGTTGCGTGCTGTGCCTTCTGTGCCATGTTCAACGGTTGCACCGCCAGCCGATACTAATTTTTTGTATTCTTTCGCACCGATAGGCAAGCGAACGACATTACAAAGCTGGCGCATGACGCTATCATCTGTTAAGCGTTTCATGACCTCTTTGTCTAATTGCGGGATAACAGAATAGCCGCCATCTTCACCGTTAGCCGTAGTTAAATTGCGAAGTTCACCAGTTTTAATGTAATGGCGCAATTCATCATTTGAAAATTGTTTCGTGCTGCGAGTTTCTAATGTGGTAGATTGCGCACCAAGATTACGTTCTTCATCTGCTACGGTTTCGTATTTACTGATTTCATCACTCAATTGTTTCACTAAATCTTTCAATTTATCAAAATCTACTGATTCAGTTTCATCCAATGAACGATTTTCTTTTTCTGCTTTATCAAGCATTGCACGCATTTCTGCGACTTTTTCTGCCTTTTGTTGGCGTAACTCGATTAATTTTTTAAGCATAATTAGTCCTTATTCATCATAGTTGATAGCAAACTGAAGAACTGATGAAATCCATGCGGCTTGTTCTTCATCATAGTTATAGTCATAACTCTTTAATGAAATATTAAGAACAGATTTTAATTCACTGTTATAAATAGTATTTCGAATTAACTCTGCAATATTATCTAATTCATCTTCGCCAGAGTGAGGTTTTAAATAAATAGCAATATTGAGTGTTGCATTTAATTCACTATCACAAAGACAAGTTTGATCTAAACTAATATCTTCTAAATAAACGGAAATAGCAGGACATTGTTCAGAAGGATTTAACCCAAGTATGCGGCCGCTATAAAAACGTTTAACGTGACTTGAAAGAGTAGGTTTTAATCTTTCAATTACTTCATCTCTAATTTCTTCATGTATAAGCATTTTTTACCCTTATTTGTTCTTAATTAAGAGGGCTTATAAAAAGCCCATAGAACAATATATATACAAAAAATATAAAGTAAACACCTTAAAATTCAATAGTTTAGATGCGATTAGATACGTTGAGTAAAATATTTTATTTAGTGATTTTTTTAGGTGATTTTGGGTTTGAAAAGATAATTTAAGATAGGAATTTATCTATTTTTTATAGGTGAAGACTTGGTGAAGACTTGGTGAAGACTTGAATAGGTAGTCTTCACCCTTATAAATATATAATAAATAAGGATTTTTTATTATTTTTTTAGAAAAAGTGAAGAGGTGAAGACTATAATAGAAAAAAAGTTTTTTGATATACTGTGATTTATCAGATTTTGCCTTAGTAACCAAAATAGTAACCAAAAATAAATGAACTAAAATAAACTTATTTTAAATCAATATCTTATATAACTAATTCACTTCTCGCCCAGGCACCATTTGACTAAACAAAGCCCCGCGAAATTAATCGCGGGGTTTTGTTTTATCTACTATTATTGGATTTATCTTATTTCCCGTCTCATATTCAATCACAATACGATCTCCAAGATTCAATATCAAAAACAACAAACTATAGAAGATAAAACCTGTATTATTAGATATAGCAAAGAGTTTTCCTTGAATGCCATCTAAAGGCCTTATTTCATTATTACGAGCTGTACAACATATCAAAGAAATTATCCCTTCTATAACAAGATCTAATCCTTATAAAGGTACACAAAGTTCATATGAACGTTTTTCTTTACTGATTCAAAGCATTAATGAAAATACAAAAGAAAGAAGATAAAAACCAAAGGGATGGGAAGAAAGAGAATTAATTCTGATACTTAATAACTTCTGTTTTAAAAGGGAAATGATTTATATGCTTAGAAACAAGATATAGCAAAAAGCCGCTAAATTTCTTTAGCGGCCTTTCTGAATTTGGCTCCTCCTGCGGGACTCGAACCTGCGACATATGGATTAACAGTCCACCGTTCTACCGACTGAACTAAGGAG